ATGGATTCGCAGATGTAGAATATCATTTTGTAGATATGAGTAGAAACAACTACGATAAGATAGAACCTATCGGAGATTTCTACCAGGTTAAACGATTAGCTACTAACGACAGAAACGAACTTAATGGTAGTGGTGGAGATAGATATATAACTGCTAAAGAAGCAGTAGCTAACGCACCTGCGATCTTAGACAGTATTAAACTAACTAAGAAAGAAACTAACGTATTCGTATGTGTAGCGTCTACAGCTTCAGGTGGCAGTGGTAGTAGTCTGTTAATAGCTATAACGGATCTTCTTATGGAAAAGAACATTCCAGTCTTTAACCTAATCATAGGGGATTCTGGAGATGCTCTTAAACTAAGAAACACTCAAGCTGTTCTAGCAACATTGAATATGAAAGCTACTAATAAGAACAAATGTCTTATTAGCTATTACGTAAATAATGCAGAGATGAATAAATCTCAAACTCAAGCTGAGAAACTAGCTAATGATAAGTTTAAGAATGTTATGGCTACTATGTGTTTATTTTTATTGACAGAATAATAATTAAAAACTCATTTGGAAGTTTTTAACTTATCTTGAGCTTATCGCGATTAACTTATTAAGATGCCTGCTGGATTATATTCATTAACATTCCATACAGGTAATGATGCTATAGTACTACCAGAGCATTGCTTACCTACAGTAGCGAGAACACTAACGTTAGCTGGTAAAGACGTTCACTTTGATCTTAATGTCTTACACCATAAGATAGGTGCTGTAACATCTGAGAATGCTATAGCTATATTCGGAGAGAATAGCTTTCCATTACATATAGTAGCTTCTTCAGGTCTTCTTAAAGAAGAGATAGCTCAACTAGCTAAACTTAACCAAGCGTCAGCACAACGTCAGAACGATCTTAAATCTACTATGATCGAAGCACCAGTGCAATCGATTCAGGATGAAGATACAGATATGTTCTTCTAACTTTTAATCACTACAGAGATAGTAAGCTATAGCTTACTATCTCTGTTTATATTTATTCTTCAGACTAGCTAATCATAGCTGATCAGTATAGGGGGTTTTTTACATGGAGTTTTGTTTATACTTACCAGGAGAGGTAATATTTCATCTAGAGATGTTTAAGAAAAATCTTTTAGATACACCAACGTTTATTTATATTATGTTAGAAGAGATTTTAGAATCCTTTGGATTTAATATAGATAAAAAATTCGATAAGACTATTTATCGTGTATCACAACATGATATTGATAGGTTAACATTCGTAACTATATATAGTACTGATGTTATACTTAACGCCCTAACAGATTTTAGAAATAAGTATCTAGATAAGAAAGTAGATCTTAAGATAACTGCAAGTAGCAATCCCACTAACCATGATTTGATAATTGTAATTTCTGTAATAGGATAACGAATGAAGATTAACTATAGGAACCCAGTTCCTCTTAACGAGATAAAGCGTTTTAAAGTATCTGAAGATAACTACAGACATCTATTTACCATACCGATAGATATTCGGTTATTAAAGGTAGAAAATACCTTTAGGTACTTTAAATACATAGCAGGAGAGTTTACACAAAATGAAGAACAGTTAAGTCCGTTAATATGTACCTGGTATATCTTATTTAAGTATTTCAGATGTAGAGTAGCAGAAGAGTCTGATGTAGAGTTTTTAGAACTCTACAGAGACCAAGATAAAAGAATAACTACTAATAACATATCATGGGTGCTTTATCCATTTAACGATAGTACAGATATTGTAAGCTATTTAAAAGAAACCCATATGGATATGATACCAGATGATTTACAGTTAGACATTATTAATCTGCTAGATAAGGTATGGGATAAATACTTTGCTACTAATGATTATTTAGTACGTAACCAAGTATTACTATTCTCGATTATAGATTACGATATACATGTCTTTACATTAGGAGATGTAGCATCATATCGTTACCTAGAATCTAAGAAGACTATATTGCATACACCACAACATGCTAACATGAAAGATGGTAGATACTATATAGACTATTAACATAAGGAAAGGAGTAAATAAAAATGAGACCTAGATCAAAACACGAAGATATACTTACATGCTTAATGATAATGGAAGCTTCTGCAGATAGCGTTAAAGATGATATACTAGAAATGCTAGCAGAGCTAGGTGAAGATCCTAGTAACTATACAACTGGTAGTATTAGAGTTAGCCCAGGTTGTTACTTAGATAGTTCTTTTATCTCCCATAAGACAAAAGAACTATTTAGACCATTCGAGAACATGCCTAACGAACCATTAACTACGAGACTTATAGAAGAGTTAATAAGCTCTTATATAGTGTCTAAGTTCGTTAACGGCGACTCTATAGAGTATGAACCAGGTGCTATGACTAGAGGTATATTAAGAATAGTAACAGAAACATTAGGAGCTTGTGAAGAATTTGAACGACATAGCTTAAGATATTATAGAGATCTGATAGAGGACTGGGTAGCATATACGCTAGACCCAGTCCTTGATAGTATTTTCTATACATATAACAACGCTAGAAAGAGTAGTCTTTACACATTCTTCTCAGGAGCAAGATACAAGCTTAACGAGTATCTCGAAATAACGTTTGTAACACGGAAAGGATAAATATATGGTAAACCCAGTAGACGTTAAACTAGAAAGTAAAACATTAGATCTTACTAAGTATCGGACTGCTTTACTTAATAGGATTATACATGGAGCTGACTTAGAACTCTATATCATAGAGAACTATTCTACAGATCGTCTTAAACAAGCTAAACTCTATAATGAAATAGTTGTTAAAGCTTTAGACTATTTAGTAGGTATAGATGCTAAAAAAGACCCTATACAACTGTTTGAGATAGTAAAGGAAGATGATTTCAATACTAGATTCATGGAGCTTATAGATTGGTTAGAGTATAAAGTTACTAAACTATTCGATACAGTCTATAGAGAAATAATGGTTACTAAAGTAACAACTAAAGATGATACTCTAATAGTAGAGTTTACTTCGATATAAGGATAACTTATGATTAATCAGAATGTAGTAAGTGATATATTACCATCTGATCATTTAGGTGTTCATATACGTAATATATTCTTACGTAAAGTAGGCACACATAATAACACTAGTATAGGTTTATTAACTATAGATGTTACTAAATTTTATAACTTATTCGTAGATCAGATAGAGTCTAAGTTTAATAGGCTCTATACACAAACGAATACTATGTTATTCTGTTTTATAGTAGAGTACATGATTATTAATTTAACACATCGTAATTTACTATATTATCTAGATGGTAAGTTTAAACAGTTTGATTACAGTATAGAAGATATACACTTAGAACATATAGAGATGTTCATAAGGACTAATAAGATACCATTCCAAACAGATAATACTATAATGCAAGAGTTGAATAATATAAGAGCTTCTGGCGTTCTAGAAGAGATTATACATGGAGTAGTTGATTTACTACGTCCATATGGGTTATCTTGGAATGATATAGCCACACGACCTGAGGCTAATATACTTCCGTTAGAATGGATTAAGTTAGTTAAAGATCCAGCGTTAGAACCTACAGGTGATATTCGTATATATAGAGAAAAATATAAGTACGATATAGAACTTAGGTTGGTTATAGGCGTGTTATCTATGGACGATCTAACTGTCTTAACTCCATCGGTACTAGAGAATGTTATCTTATACACTCTAGATCCTATAAGAGAAAATATCAGTATGGAGAGTATGCTATGCAACAAGGAGATTTAGTCAAACTTAACGTATTACCTATGCTAGCAGAGATATTAGAAAGTATAGGTAAAGATGTTAATAATGTACAAGTAGGTATATGGTTAGAAGATTTAATAACTACCGCAGCCCGTAGAGCGCAAGTAGATTTAACATACGAGAACCTTAAACCTAAACTAACACAACTTAGTTTGGATCTTAACCATTTTACGAATGGTATGTTAGAACCAGCAGCTATAGTTGTTTTATTGCGTGATTTAATAGAAGAGTATGGTAGTATGATAGTTATTAATCATATCCCTATAGAGGATATATCCTATGTACAACATGATGCTCTCTATATGTATTTTATTAACAAAGAGGTTCAAGATGGTACAACTTAATAGAAGATATGATTTCGTTACATTAGCACCTACAGAGTTAGGTGGCTCATTTCGTAGTATGAAAATATTAGCTATCTTAACAGCTGATAAAGCAGTTAACTATAGAGATATACATACATTACACGAGAAGATGAAACGACATCTTACTCAAGACTATAATATAGAAGATTTAACATACATTCTTTTCGAGAGTGTTAATAAAACTCAAGTTCTTATACCATTAGAGTATATAGATAAAGATAGTATAGTCGAAGTAGAACAACTTAAACTGGTTATAGAGATACCTAATGCTAACACTACAGATATCTCTATAGTATCTGATAAACTTACAGAGCTTGGTTTCAAGAACTGTAAAGTAACTTATAGCAGGATGTAGATTATCCATATGTACTAGTATCCTATATAGGATACTAGTACATATTTTTTTATTTAGTGTTTTCGATCGATGAACAGTAAATATAAGAAAGGATAACATTATGATAGATATGTATGTGTTTAAACATCCTACTGAAGAATATTTAGTACGATTAGATCCTAAAAAAGAATATATAAAACAAGCAACTTACTTTATAAGTAAAACTAAGAATCTACCTCTTAAAGAAGCATTCTATAAAGTTAAAGCATTCGTTAGTTCAGATGTTAGTTGTAGTGGTAACCCTATTATTCGTTATAATAATAAAGATGAAAATGGAGATACTTTCATAGACTCTGAACCTATCTTAGACTATATACAATCTGTACAAGATGATAGACAAGTATTAGCACCATCTTTTACAACGTATGTACATCCATCTGTTAAGAAGTCATTACACTCAGAGTTTATTAGTACTAACATTAATGCTAGAAAACAAGATAAGAAACAGATGTTCTATTATACTCAGATAGGAGATAAAGAGAAAGCCGACTATTATGACAATATGCAAGCTACTCGTAAGATCTTTAATAACTCACTATCAGGTGCTTATGCATCTAAGAGTACTATACTCTATAACCCATCAGCACACTATACATTAACATCTATTACTCGTTGTTTAGCATCTATAGGTAATGCAGTAACAGAGTCTATAGTATCTGGTAATAAGATATTTATAGATCCAGAGTCTGTTATTAACTACCTTACTTGTATATTAGCTAATACAGATTTTAAAGCATTTCAGGATGTTATGGTTAAGTATAAGATATATTATCCTACAGTAGATGATGTCATGTCTATGATCAATCGTTCTACAGAATGGTTCTGGAATATTCCTAATAAGACAGAATATATACGTAAGTATGTTAGTACATTTACACCATTAGAGCTAGCTGCTGTGTTATACACTAATGATCTTTATCACTTTAGGAAACATAACCCAGAATTTACACAAACTTTCTTAGAAGCATTATCTTATAGTAAGACAGGTTATAGTTCTCCAGAGACACAAGTTAAAGATATCTATAACACTCAAGAAGGCGTTATATCTCACGTGCATAATATATGTGCTGACGCTATACGTGGTAAAGCTATAGAATATGAAAAGATGGTAGGTACAGAAGATTTAGATATGTTAGCTTCTACTGCTAAATACGTAGCAGAAACATTAACAGAATATAAAGATTTTATATCAGCGTTATTAGTTACTAACACTGCTCCTGTTAATATAGCTTATATTAAAGAGCTTATGAGACGTTGTATAGTATTATCAGATACAGATAGTACTTGTGCCACTTACGACGAATGGGTAGATTGGTATTATAAACGTAATGATACTAAAATAACTAATCCTATAGCTATAGCATCTTCTGTTATGACTATAGCAACTCAAATCTTAGACCACTATATCAAGATGCTAGCTGGTAACATGAATATAGACTCTTCTAGAGTAGAAAGTCTCAAGATGAAAAACGAGTTCTTTTGGAACAACTTCGTCACTATGAATGCTTCTAAACATTATTTTGCAGATGTATCTATAAAAGAAGGTAACGTATATGCTAATCCTAAACTAGAACTTAAAGGAGTACACCTTATAGCATCTAACGTATCTCCTCGTTATAGAGATATAGGACATGGTATCATTAACGATATACGTAAAACTCTAAGAGAAGGTAAATTATTAAATCTACATGGCTATATACAACAAGTAGCTGACGTAGAACGTGATATTATACAACGTATTAAGAATGCAGATACTTCAGTACTCTCTATAGATAAGATCAAAGACCTTAAAGCCTATAAAGATGGAGTAGAACATCCAGAGTTAACTCCTTATGTACATCATATGTTATGGAAAGAAGTATTCCAACGTAAATATGGAGACCCAGGAGAACCTACCTATATGATTGTTAAAGTTCCTTCTGTCTTAGATAGTGCTAGTAAGATGAAAAATTATCTAGATGGTTTAGAAGATAGGGAGTTAGCAGAAAGATTTAGTAAGTTTTTAGTACGTAATAACAAAAAGAATATAGG